CTCTAAGACCTTTACCTTCATTAGCATCTTGATAACAATCTTTCTTGAACTCACAGTAACCACAGTTCTTATTTATTTTCATGTTTCCTTTCTTTCCTTCAGGGGAAGTAGGGAAGCATTTGTCAGGTTTAGATTCACTATCTAAAGAACTCATCACACTAGTAAGAAGTAAAGGTATGTCAGGCTTCTCTAAATTATCAGGCTCATAGACACATAGCTCACCACTTTCTTTATTGATAACTAAGAAGTAACTCTCTTCACCACCTTCTGCATGTTCATAAGCAGATAGTTGAGGTATGTATCCAAAGGGATCATCTTCAGCAAGCAAGCCTTTCTCAAACTTAGCAAAGGCAAAACGAGATGCTGACTTAACATCGACCACTTTGTTATCTATCTTGCAATCAAGATGTCCTTTGATACCATTAAGAGTAACTTCTTTCTGTTGATCAGTGACAGTATGTCCAGCTAGTTTTACTAGCATTACAACTAGATGCTCTAGCATATGACCGTATAAGAACTTAAGACTTAAGGAAGAAGATATAGGTTTATTACTAGGGTTTCTTTTCTCGTACCAAAGTTTTCTTAGAGGCTTGCCTATGTTAGAAAACCTTAAAGTAAAATCTTTGTTATCTCTTGGTGTAGACCAATCCCTTAAAGACTGTTTGATGTCTTCTCCAAACTGCTCTATTAACTCTTCAGGTAGTTTGCTTTTACCTAAAGACAACTGCTCTAATGCATTGTCTATATCAGATATAATATTATTCATTAGTGCGTATCCCTCCAGTTATTACCAATTTTAAATTCTCCATCTAAAGGACAATTAAGATTTAACTGCACCCCTGCTGTTTGTATAGCTTGCACTCCTAATTCACCAACCATTTGAGCATGATCTTTATGTACTTCAACTTGCCATTCATCGTGAACATTAGCGACTACATCAGCATCTAAGTTGTTTATAAGATCGCTAAACACAACAAGGGCTTGCTTCATAACAATAGAACCTGCGCTTTGTAACAAAGTATTTAATGCACTATGTTGATTTCTAATCATCAACATACGTCCATCTAATCCTTTGATTTTTCCTTTTGCTGCTTCTCTCGCAACTCTATTTTTAAGATGTTTGTATGATGGGAGATTAGCGATAAAAGATTCCCTAAGTTTCTTTCCAGTTCGTTTACTTCCTTTAGCCACTGATCCAAGTCTTTCATCTCCTGCTCCGTAGATGAGTGCATATATGAAAGTCTTTGCCTGATCTCTAGATTCAAGTCCTGCAAGTTTTTGGTTAGCGGTGTGTATGTCTCCATTAATGATTTCATTTGTATATCCTTCATCATTCATATAATGAGCAAGCATTCTTAACTCTAAGCCACTAGCATCTATACCTACGAGTTTGTATTTATCAGGCACAATCCAACAAGACCTAAACTCTGAGCCATATATCGAAGTAGTACTAGGGACTTGGGCCATGTTAGGACTGTTGTGAGTCATCCTCCCTGTGATAGTGCCGTTATGATTTACATAACCTCTTACTCTATCATCAGGCCATTTGCGTAATTCCTTCAACCAAGTTCTTATCTGAGCTATACGCTTCTGAAGAGTTAAGTATCGGGAAAGCAATTGCGCTTGAGGTATATCAGTTATTTTTGAAAGGATTGTTTCATCTATCTTAGGCTGGTTTGTAGGGGTAAACTCCAGAGGAACCCATCCTAACTTCTTAAGATGATCTCCTATTTGTTTCCTTGAACCGGGATTAAACTCTTCAATAATAATGCGAGTAGCTTTCCCATCTCGTTGCAAAGATTCAAACTCAAGATCAGTTAACCTAATTCCCTTACCTTCTGAAGTAGTACCTGTTCTTAGAAGAAGTCCTTTAGGATTAAACTTAGGGGATATGTTTATGATTTCTTTATTAGCTATGAAATCTTTCTGTATCTCATCCCCTATGTTATCTATCTCTACATCTAACTTAACTAATAAAGTAGAGCCATACTCTAGATCAAAGAGGAAACCTTTATCCATCTGCTGATTGAGTAAGATAGCTACGTTATGTTCTAAGTCAGAAGATCTTTTAGAGAATCCTTTAGCTTCTACCTGACCAAGATACTTATATACTTTATAGTTTAATAAAACATCCCTCTCACAATACTCCAACATCTCTTCAGAGAATGCGGAGTATTCTTCAAATTCAATTTTAGGAAGTTTAAGTTTGAATCCCCAAGCTTCTAGGCTGTGGCCTAGCTCTCTTACAGGATTAAACAATCTAGAAAGAACTAAAGTATCTACTGCAGTCTTGCCATACAAATCAACACCAGTAAGTTTTTTAATTACTGGTATGTCAAAGCCTAGAATATTATGACCAATTAACTTATCTGCTTTTTTTAACATTTCCAGCGCCTCATTTATTTCTGAAGGGCCGTAAGAAAATTGTTCTTCTGTGTCTATATCAAGTATAGATATACACCATATTCTAGTAGCTCTGATGCCGTCTGTTTCTACATCAAAGACATAAGATTTCATATACCTCCTTAAAACGGAATGGGTGCTTCCTCAAAGTCTTCGCCATTAGGCTCGGCTATCTCTGCTAATCTTCCAGAATCAATATCATAATGAAGGTAAGCAGCAACTCCTACTTCCCCAGTGTACCTAGACTTGAGAATTCTAAGCCTAGTTGTCTGAGCTTCTTCATTATCTGATGCCTGTTGATTACGCTCTAATGCTATAACACAGTCGGATATTTGAGCGATACCTCCTGATCCTCTAAGGTGGGATAGGTTAACTTCAGCACCATTCTCATGTCCTTTGTTACCCTCAAGCCTCCTTAGATGAGATACTAGAATCAATCCAGCACCTGTCTTCTCAACTATCCCTCTAAGCTCAGTCATAATCTTATCAATTAAAGATCTTTCATCTCGCTCATCTGATGCAGAGACAATCATCTGTAAGTGATCCACGATAATCCAGCTACAGTCACAGCCAACTATCATGTAGTTTATCTTAGATAAGATCTCATCAAAGTTACTAGCACCAAAGTGAGAATGTATCCAAAGCCTGTCAGCATTATCTCCAGCTAGTACATCATTAGATAAACTTAGGTACTTTTCTTTACCGTACTCTTCTCGTATGTCATCTATATAGAGCCGCTTGTTAGCTTCAATAGAAAGTATACCGTCAGCAGTACGCTCCCAGCTTTCTTCTAGAGCAACGATGCCTATCTTATCTTCTGTTTTAGTAAGCAACCAATGCTCTAGCTCCCTAACAACTGAAGACTTACCTAACCCAGTACCTCCTGTAAAGGTGACTAGCTCTCCTTGTCGAAGGCCATACAACTTTTTATTCAACCCTTCCCAAGGATAAGGTATAGACTTTCTCTTAACCCTATTGTTTAGCTTATCTATTTTGCTAGATAGATTGATTACTCCTACAGGAGTGTAAGGTTGTGCTGCCCAGAAAGCTTTACTAAACAGTTCCTTCTGCCCCTTCTGTAACATCTCGTTAGCATCTTTGTATCCTTCAGGTAAGATAATTATCTTAGCCTTACCCGGAATAAGATCGGCTACTTGCCTAGAAATGTCCTTAGCTTTCTCCTCATTATCAAAACATATCTTAACTTCTGCGAATGAATCGACTAGCTCTATCTTTTCTTTGATCTCATTGATACAACCAATGCCATTACTAACTGACAAAGCAGGGAAGTTACTACCAAGCAATTGATATATTGCCATAGCATCACACTCTCCCTCTGTAATAGTAAGGATCTTTCTGTGATTACTACTTAACAATTGCTGACCAAAGAAACTTTTGTTGGTTGCTTCTTTTAAGTGAACCCATCTAAAGTCTTTAGTCTTAACCTTCCTAACCTTGTAAGACACAATCTCATTGTCTTTGTAGTAAGGATACCAATGCTGAAGTGGCATACCATCAGCATCTAATAAGCTTCTTACTCCATAGAACTTAGCTGTATCTAAACTAATACCTCTATCTTTTAGAGGATTGAAAGAGCATTTCGTAATATCTAACTCTTTATCTTTTGATGAATGAGTTTTTATATTAGTCACTTTCTCTATGGGTTGTGGAGTTTGAATAGGTATAGAACTACGAGGCTTGGTATTTAGGGGCGGTTTCCAAGCAGCCCCTTCCTCTGTAATCCTCTGTGGATTATCATAATCATCCATATAACAACCGCATTTAAAACATTTGGCACTGTTATCTTGATTGATGCCGACTGCTTTTTTGCTGTCACATAATGGACATGGTTGATGTGTTTTTATAAAAGCCATTAGACCTCCCTCTGTTAGGCTTTAAATTACTTAGACTTTATTCATATAAAGATCAGGTTCAGGTGGGCCAAGAATCCCAACCTCCTTATCAGTATGCTCAATCAAAGCTTCATCTACACATTTAGCATTTAATCTAAGCGCAAAGTTACTATATGCTTCAGTAAGAATGATCAGTTGTTCTCTGTGTTCGTCAGCTTGTTTCTTAGCTGTAACCAACAGGGANAATATTCCTTGAGCATCCTCATCTAGTTTAGCAATGTCGTATCGTTTACCATCTAACTCATAAGTTCGGCTANTCACAGATCATCACCATGAAAATCTGTTTCTTCAGAGGCATCAAAGTCTTCATCTGACTCATAAGGAATGAGATTAGTTACTTGGACTTTAACTAACTCAAGTCCTTTGTAGCTAACACCGTTCTTCTCAGTCTCCCAAGCTTTGTATTTAACGCTGACATCTGAACCATTGCCTACTTTGACATTCATTGGCAGCCAGTTTCCTTTACCATCACGTTCAGTACCTACTAACTCAGGTGCTTCTCTGTCACCCCAAGGTGCAGCTACTTTACGTTTGATTACAATAGTAGGGAGTTCTTCTTCACTCCAACTAACAGCCTTGTTCTTTACAGTGTAACCATCAACTGCAAACTTCTCAGCTACATCATTCTCAACTACTAAGTTGATTGACCATACAGGTTCGTAGGTGGTATTGGGTTGTGTTACTGAAGCCCACATTGCTTTACCTTTAAGTATAGGCATATCTTATTCTCTCCTTGTGTTGTTATTCGATTTTATCGATGGGGGTTATAGCTGTCAAGTACCTAAGATAATATTCTTTTATCTTAATTGGCTTGCCAGTTTTACTAGCAACTACAGACTTCCATTTACTCTCGATGTTATGACCTGATTTTTTTAGTTCATTTATACGAGAAGCTAATCTGAAACATCCGAAGTCATACAGTGCTTCTAAAGCAGTGATAGAGTTTCCTTCAGCGAGATGCTGAAGGATTGACTCTGATTGTGTTGATTTAGTTTTATCCACGTTGTTGAAGCTCCTCTTTTGAAGGCTTATCTATTTTCCTGATAGTTAGCCAATTTAAGAACTTAGGTACACAGTTATAAATAAATCTTTCATCTAAACCTTTAAATTCAAGGCTTCCAGTTTTAACTTTTCTTTCTTTTCTTTCATTAAAAAATTTAGAAAGAACAAAAGAAATAAACAACTCTTCAACATAGTCTTTAGGTATTTCTGTTTGTAAACTTACAGCAAAACATTTAGTAAATGTTTCTGATATTAAAACTCTATATACAGTAGTATCCATAGCTCCTCCTATGCGGCTAACATAAAGTTACCTACAACAACTGTTTGAACTATCTCTGAACGTCTGTGATTTAATGAAACTACATTGCTACCCTTAACAGATCTGCCTCTCTTAGATTGAGGGCCATGAGATGACCAATCTGTAAGTGTGTTGTAAGCACCCCAGTAGTTAGCACCTAGTACATTTCTGTAATGGTTTAGCCACTTGTCCCACATATACATTAAGGCAGTGTTGTTATAGACCTTACTCTCTAGAATCATAGAGTAAGGATTAAAGTCTGCTAGTGACTCACCATGTATCGCTACATAGTCCATAACATATTGACAGTTAGCAGCTTCAGCAAACATTACAAAGGCCCTGTTATTGGGGATAGATAAGTTAGCCCANTTGTGCCAGAGATCTACTTCTTTACTAAATACTTCAACAGACTCTGCAATTAACTTGTATCCNTTATCAACATCAAGCTGCAGGTTATGCTTATTCTTNTAAAGCATAGATGCACCAGAGGTAAAGATCTGATTGTTCTGACAAGCCCATTGGTTAGCCCCTACAGATAAACTACAAGGCCATATACCATTAAGAGAACTTACTCCAAGGAAAGATATAGACGCATAATCTCCATTAGGAGTACGCATTGATTCATTGTGTAAGATGTGCTGAACAAAACATTTCTCACCAACACCACCTAAAGATATAGTCTCTTGTATACCATCAGTATTAAGACCAGC